GTTTGTTAATAAATTATCCATCTCCCGTCCTTGCAATACACACGATAATATCGCTGAATAGTATTCCAAGTACTCCTCCGCCCACTCCTAGGGCTAGGATTGCTCCGATTACCATAACTGCGATCATTAGTGCTAAAATTGTAAATAATATCATTTCTTAATACCTTCTAAATGTTCTCATAAAGGAGCATGTATTTTTCGCGAAAAACAAAAGGAGACCGAAGTCTCCCGTGTTCTTAAAATCGTTCCATTAATTCGTGAAATTTATTAATATCACAAATACCTCCATCTTTTTCTACAAATTCTTCAAAAGTTAATTCGTTAGTCAATAGTTTTTTGTATATATCTATACTTGCATGAACTAATAAATCACATAACATATTACCAATAAATGTATCCAAAGATAATGTATTCATAAACTCTATATAATCGTTTATATCTATATCAAGCCCATGGATATCTATAATTACTGCCTGATAAATTGTTAATTCCTTTCTGTATAACTTACAAGCCTGACTAATAACCTCGTAGTTTGCTTCTAAATCTGTTCTATTTGTCATAATAAATACCTCCTAAAATTTTTCGATTTTGTTTCATAATAAGGCATGTATTTTTTGCGAATTAAAAACCTTTCCGATCAAAGCATGTTTCCCATGGTTCTTTTGGTAGTGGTTTCATTCGCAGCCCCCACATTATTTGACGGACTGTTACTGTAGGGTATAAACCGTCTTGCTCACGATCAGCATACTTATCAAAGAACTTACGGAATCTAGGATGAAGATATATTTTGTCAGTTAACCATGAACTGATGCTAGTCCAGGAAGTATGTTTTGTAGTCGGATCGTATTGTTGTTGAATAACTGCTAATCCGCGATATATAAAGTACATTCATCATATACCGGATGATCGCACTTGTATCTCTTTCCAAAAATAGAAGAATATACTTCTGGCTTTTTAAAAAAGTATCTCATTTCTCTAACCTCCTTAAAACAAAGAGCCATTGCTGACTCCTTGTGTAAACATAATCATTTCTTCATACGTTTTTTAGCATCAAATTTTTCCTGTATGGCCGCACCAAAATTCATGATGTTAGATGCGAAGTCACAAGCTTCTACGTGATCCATACCCAAAGATTCTAAATACTCAGTATGTTTTTTAAGCTCTTTTTCTATGTCGCATTTTTTCATTTTTCTGGTTTCCATAATCGTAAATTTTTTCATAATAAATACCTCCGTAAAATGATTTTCTGTTTCATAATATCAATTGTTTTTCACGCGAAAGAAAAAAAAACAAAGAGCCCTAGTTCAGAGCTCTCTTTTTCATATCTAACGCGAATATCTTTTGCGTAATATCCAAGACATCCATTTTACTAATACCCGTAGAATTTACAATGTCGTCGACCGTACATCCTCTTCTGTACATAGCCTCTACACATCTATAATCTCCATCGTTATTGTTATTTCTCTGTCTTTTCATAATAATACTCCTTTCGTTTTCACGTTATCTGTCTCATAATAAGGTGTGTTTCCTACGCGAAAAAAAAGAAAAGAGCCCTTGTTTAGAGCTCCTTCTCAATTATAATTCGTGCTTTTATTAAATTAATCCCAGAACAATGCTGTCTAAAGTATTCTCTTTGTCGCCATAATGAAATACGCCTAATCGGATTTAATGTGTTTCGCATCAATTGATCCGCTATTTCCGCACACTCCATTTCTGCATCAAATTCCTCTTGTATAATTTGCATAATTTTGTCATAATTCATAAAAATATCACTCCTTTCATAATAAGAGATGTTTTTCACGCGAAAAAAAAAGAAAAGAGCCGAAGCTCTAATCTGTTGAATATATTTTTCCAATTGCTTTTTCAGGAATATCATTCCAATTCCAGATTCTATTGACATTTAATCCATCGCGAACTGCTGTCCATTTTGCATTACTCGCATCGAAGTGTATAAACCATTTCCGTTCATCATCCCATCCGCAATTACCGATTTGTACATCAAATAATCCGATTGAATTCATGAACTCTAATGTATTCATAACATCTTCTTTGTTCATAACAATATGTCTACATTTCACTGTAAATCTGTCAAATAGTTTCTCTCTTAATTTTTCAATCATAATATAACTCCTTTGATATAAATTGTTAATATATTTCCATAAAGGAGTATGTTTTCTACGCGAAAAGAAAGAGCCCTTGTTTAGAGCTCTTTAATCGTCATCCATAATTTAGATTTTTTGATAAATGGTATATAACCTACAATATCACCATATTGATCTATTTTAAACTTGAAAAATATGAATTTTTTATTAATATCATTGATAAACGGTTGTATCTTTTTTTGTATTTCTTTAACATATTCAGGATTAATGTCTTCTAAGTAATCTCCAAACGAATATGGCTCGCCTGTCAATTTCCATTTTTTATTAACCTCTTCAATATGATTATTATACACCTTCACAACCGAATGTCTGTTTTTAATAAACCAATCACTCATTCTGTTTGTCATAAATCTTGGTATATGTTCGTAGTTAAAATATACCCAGCATAACGTTTCCTTCATAAAATATCACTCCTTTCATAATAAGAGATGTTTTTCACGCGAAAAAACAAAAATAAAACGCCAAGTTTCCTCAGCGTTCTATTCTTCTTACAATTTAATGAAATTTAAGAATTGCTTAATTGAGCTTCTACCTCCATCAGTTGTAGGAATAATTCCTTTTTCTTCATACTTCATAGAAGATGAATACACCCAAAGACCTGCTCCAACCATAAGCACTGCTTTACCAAAATTGCCCGCATGTTTTAATACTGTATCGATTTTACTGACTTTAAGCTGTTCGTCTTTATGATAAGCCTCATCTGTCTGAGTTCTATCTTTAAACTCTTGCTCATTGTTAATCTTATCGATTTCAATAATTCTATCTGCGAGTTTGGTTAAACTGTCTACAGCTGCGCTGTGTTCTTTAGAACCAATCTCCATCTTACTAACTTCTGAAATTTCGTCATTAAATTCCTCTGTTAACTGCATTTTAATACTCATTTTATAAGTCCTCCTTAAAAATAATTAATATGTTCCATAATAGAGTCAGTTATTTTTGCGATTTCGAATTATCTCTGATCACTTCTAGGTGTACTGTGTTCTTAACATTAATTCGATCTAGTTCTGCATTACTCAATTCAAGTTGCATATAAGGTCCTTCAGGATCATCATATCCAAACAATCTTAAAACTCCATCTGTTTTTGTATTTCGTTTAGAAACTATTACTCCTATAAGAATTCCCAATAAAACCCCAAAAATATAAAAAATATAATACATCGGCTATCCTTTCTTTTTTACGCATTAGTAAAATATCATGTTTTGTTGTAACCTGTGTCCGGATTTTTACATAAAAAAAAGAAGACCTCCTGTATAAAAGATCTTCTTAGCACGTATTTACTGGACATCTGCTAGTTTCTTCGTAAGATACCTCCTTGAAATATAGTTAATAAAACAAAAAGAAAATAGTGACAGATTCGAACTGTCGACCTCTACTTGCATAGCGCTCTCACCAACTGAGCTAACTATTCTCTCATAATAGAGTTTGTAATTATCGCGAAAAAGAAAAGAGAAAGTGTATCTCGCTATTAGACTATCTGCCCTACTTCCTGCTTCCCACCTGGATAGGCTTTACACTGCCCATAGCCATTAGTCATCTAATAGTTGTTTCTTCTCATAATATAGTTTGTAATTATCGCGAATATAAAAAGAGCTCCCAAAGGAGCCCTGACTAATCTCTTAAGTCGCTTAATATCCAAAAGAATTTTCTATACCTATCGTAGTAAGTGTCTTTGCTACACGGAATATCTAACTTAGCTTTTAAATATGTATAAGAGTGTCCGTACGTAACAGCCATTAAAATATATTTAGCCAAATCTTTATCAGTCAAGACTGCTACCTGTTCTAACATTGCAATACGACATTGATAAAATATCTTTCGTTCAGCACATCTTTCTGTCGGATCACTATGATGTCCTATATTTCTAAAAACTCTATCCGTTAGTTTCGGCGTTGTCACACTACTTAAATTAGTATACTGTTCTTTCCACTCTGGATATTGTAAGCAGAAGTGTTTCAATTCATAATATCTATGTCTCGGAATCCAATACTTATTTTTCTTCGATAATTCCGGACGTATCTTTGTTCCCATTTAACTCACCTCGTTCCATCCCATAAGTAACCTGTTTCTTCCCATAGTCGTTTCGGAGAAATATAAAAATTAATTCTTCCCTGTTTAGAATCCATATCGTCTATTGACGTAATCAATTGTCCGTTTCTAGTAGCCTTCCCAATGGGTAACCATCCTGATATAATGCCTGCTCTTACCCAGGAAGGATCTTTACCAAAAACTTTAGCTGCAACAGATACAGGTACAGATCCTTGAGGAAATTCAATTACATTCATCTACTTCTACCTCCTTTCAACGACTATTCTAGGCGTCTTATTATGGATAGTAAAAAAGAAGTCGGTCAATCATCTTTTGTAAATTCTTCGGTCCAATGTTTCATAGTTAGTTCACATGGATAATCCTCATACTCTAATATATCTGGTGTAATCTCGCCAGATACTACTCGATTTATAATATCAGTCGAATAGTGTTTGTATGGTAATAAAGAATTTGGTAGTTCTCTATGAATAGTTCCACATTCTATGCATCTTAAACGTCTAACCTCTATCCATTTCGAGTGTCCACTACCAGTTTTCATGATTCGCCGGACGTGTCCCAAATATTTTAATTCGCCTCCGCACAAAGGGCATAAATGCTCGCTTTCTCGTACCATAAACCTCCTTTTTTCCGATGTATGATTTGACACACTCCTATATCAAGATATACAATCGAGCTGTAAATTTCAATGGTAAGTTATGGAAATATACAAGGAGGTTAATATATGTTAATTAAATGTCCGGAATGTAATTTACAAGTAAGCGATTCTGCGGTTATGTGTCCGCACTGTGGGTATGTCTTAAATGATAAAAAAATGTCGAATATTAGGCGGAAAAGCAATAGACGAAAACGTTTACCCAATGGTTTTGGTCAGATTACAAAACTTAATAACCCTAATCTTAGAAAACCTTATAGAGCTATGGTTCCAGCAGGTAAGACTAACGAGGGTAAATTCTTATCTAAACTATTAAAACCTAATGCCTATTTTGAAACTTATAACGATGCATATGCAGCTTTGGTAGAATATCATAAGAATCCATATGATATAAGTAAAGACATTACAGTTAAGGAGTTGTATGACAGATGGTCTGTGGAACATTTTAAGACTTATAAGAATATTGATAATGTGCGTAATATAACTTCTACATGGAAATATGTATCATCTATTTATAATATTAAATGCGCTGATGTTAGAGTCAGTCATATTAAAGGCTGTATAAAAGATGCTGTAATTAATGATAACGGAACTATAAAACACGCCACACCTAACATGAAAAAAATCATCAAACATACATTCAACATGATGTTTGATTATGCATTGGAATATGATATAGTTAATACTAATTATGCAAGATTATACACACTTCCAAAGGAAGTTCAAAAAGAAGCTAAAAAAAATAGAAAAAAACATATTGATTTTACAACAACAGAAATCCAAAAACTATGGGATAATCTATATAAAATAGATTATATAGATGTCGTGCTAATTCAATGTTATAGTGGATGGCGGCCACAAGAGTTAGGTCTGTTAAGATTAGAAAATGTAGATATCGACAATTGGTTTATCATTGGTGGAATGAAAACTGAAGCCGGTGAAAATCGTGTTGTTCCAATACATCCCAAAATAAGACCACTTATTCAGAAACGATATGAGGAAGCAAAAACTATCAAAAGTGAGTATCTGCTAAATAGTATCGGTGGATATACATGTCCAACAGGTATAAAATTAACATACAATAAATATAGATATCATTTCAAGAATATAGTACACAAACTATCTTTAAATCCAGCACATAGATGTCATGATGGGCGAATCCATTTTACCACAATGATGAAAGATGCAGGTGTAGATGAATACGCTATAAAATATATTATTGGACATGCTATAGATGATTTGACTGAAAACACATATACTAATAGAAAGCGTGAATGGTTAATGCAAGAAATATTAAAAATAAAATAGTATGTTTCATAAACGAGCTGTACGATTAATGTATGATTAAACGACTTCTAACCGTTCTTTAGCACTTCTATCCACTTCTCAAACCCGCATAAATACGTGATTATTTTCGATATTAACGCCATTCCAGTCTTCTAGGCAGCAGGTGCTTTCCATGGGGAAAAATCCCCATTCCAGTCTTCTACCTGAATACTGCAAACAACGTATTTATGCGGGTTTGAGAGTGTTAGTGTATGAGTAAGATATAAACCTACCGCTTTTTAGCACGGCTAATTACATCTAACAAAGCTTCAAATATTTTGTTGGTACCCAGCTATTTAACTGCTTAATAAGAGCTTCCTTCTGACCATTATTCGTCTGAACTTTGGTAACTGTGTACTTCTTATTCAGATAAGCACTGGAAATAAGTTTGCCTTTGGATGATCCTCCATACGTAGCATTACCAACGATCTTAACTGATACACCTGATTTAAATACAGATGCAATTTTAGCAGTCTTACTGGTTTTGATACTATGACCAACGATTGCTTCAGCTAAAGCTTTACCGATTTTATCAGCACCTACAGTCTTATATAATAAGTAGTCATCCTTATCATCTACGAAGCAGATTTCAAATAGCACTGCTTTCGCTTTCGTATGGTTCAGATAATATAATTCCATAGTTCTTTTATACGGATCGCCATGTGAAGAGAAACCAAGCTTCTTCATATTAACCACAGCTCTCTTAGCCACTTCTTTTTTTATGCCCGAAAATGCTGTAGCCCATACTTCAAAACCGCCTAATTTCTTATCACCTTTGTGGTCGTTGCGGCCGCTATTCAAATGAATGGATACATCGAAGTCAACTCCATTTTGATTGCATTTAGCACAGATTTTTTTTAATACATCTTTCTTGCTAGTTCCGTTGCTAACAGTACAATTATATACTGTAGCACCTGCTTTACGCAAATATTTAATAACAGCTTTCGCAATCTTACGATCTTCTTTAGATTCATCTAGTAAATCTTTAGCTCCACAAGCAATTTTACCTGCTGGATTATGTCCACCATGAACGTTTACTTTTTTAATTGCCATTACAAATCACCTTCTTTTAAATCCTCTACTTCTTTATATGTAGTGTCTTCCAAATCTTTTGAATCAGTATTAACGGCTGGTACTTCTGGTAATCCACCAATACTTGTAAGAATTGAATAGATTGCAGCTACAAAAGCTACACTAAATACAATTTTCCAATTGATATCAGTAATCGCAACACCCACTGTAATCATGGATGCTGCTACCTGAGCAAAAGTTTTTATTGCTCGAATGATAGTAGATTTGAACCACTGTTTTGTATCTACATCAACTTTAAAAACGCAATTCTTTAACATATAATTTCTCCTTTCACATACCCATTTGCTTAAAAATATAGCCGATGATGATACCGGCTACAGTCGTTAATATATATGCGACGATTTTTCGCCACATTTCTCCGTCTCTAGCTTTTAATGTATCAACATCGGCATTTAATGCGTCTATACTATTATTCATAGAAGACATTTTTTCACATAAGCGTATTAAGGTATTCGACATTGTGTGTATTTCTTTGACTACTTCTTCAACTTCGCGAAGTCTAGCGTTCGTACGAGAGTGTTCAGCTTTAAGTCCGTCTTTAAATTCATCATGCTCTTCTCTAGTAATATAGTCACTCAATGTTTGCTCCTTTTTTATTATTCAGTTACAAGTTCTTCGCACCCACTGTCAACTAAGATTTCTTTTACTTTCTCTTTTAACAGTTTTGGTACCTGTGCATATGTCTTTTTGCCAATCATAATCTGCTGTGCCCATAACATAGCCATCATTGTTTCGCCCTCCTTTCCGTATAATAATTTAAATATCAATCTATGCATCATACACCACTTCCGACATTTCTAACACGCATTCTGTCAGCATGGTATTTGATTCCTGCATGTCCACCATTCGTGACTGCATTTCTTTTATTGTATCTACCAGTTTTTGTGCATCTTCATAGGTTATCTTACCATTTTCATCGGGTGTTATTTCTGGCACTTCTGGTACTTCTGGTGCTGTTTCTGGCAAATCCGGTTCCCACAAAGAATCCACTTCTTCGTAATTGTCTTGCGTGTCGTCTTTCGCAAGGATCAAAACACTGTAAGTATCTGTGCCATCCAGAAGTTTCAACCTTTTTCCACTGTCTGGATAAAGATATGTGATATTGTTTTTTACTTCGGTTCTCACTTCTACCACCTCCTACATTGATGCAATCGTCCAGTTTTTAGCTGATAACTTAGCTAATATTTCCGATGTAAATAAGCTATAGATTTTTTTAGAAACCTTTAACGTATAAGCACTATCTAATGTAAGTGCGTGGTCTGCAAAGCTGTTTAGTGTTTCTACGTCTGGTAGACCATTTAAGTTGTCTAACCAAGCTGTTTTTTCAATAATCGTTCCGATATCGCATTGGAAATTGATTTTAACAGGTGTTGGACATTGGTAGAAATTGAACATACTACCGTATGCATTATTAGCAATTTCGTTTTTACTGATAGCTAATGCTTTCCCCAAATTCAAATAATCAATGATAATCTGACCAGTTGAATTTAATTTTCCAGACATATAAAGCATGTGTGCATGAGCATTTATGTTAGTTACTTTTTGCATATTTGGAAACGATATTTTTGATATATGTTCTAATTTATCACATTCTCTAAGTAGAGCTGTTAGTTGTGTTATATTAGCATCTCCTGTAATACTGCCAACTTCTCTTAATTTTTTGCAGTTACTGAACATACCGTCTATTCGTGTAGCGTTGTCTATCACAATGTCTGGTACATTTTCTATTTGTGAGCTTTTAAATGTGAACCTTAACAATGTTGCAGTTCTTATTACTTCTTTATAATCTGGAATAGATTCTATAGATGCTAATGAACTGCCTTCAAAAGTACTATCCATATCGACATTCAATGGTAAATGAACATTTGAATAATCTGCTAACCCACAATTCTGGAACATACAACCAACGCTTGCTCTGGCGTTATCACTTGTATCAATTTTCAAGTTACCTATATGTTGCAATTTTGTCGCTCCACTAAATACATATGTGTAACCTGCATAATCTTTCGCTTTCGACTTAACAACCATGTTTCCAATGCTTGTCACACCACTATTTTGAAACATACTTTCTACATCGTTTTTCACATTACCAGTAATGGAAATATTTCCAAGAGTGAAAGGTCCTTTAACATCACAAAACGCACGTATTGCGATTGACTTACTTACATTCGAGGTAATTTCGATATTAGCACCTTCTAAACGATTGATATTAGACAAACATACACATCCGTCAAATGCGTTATTTATTTGAGTACATTTACCAATCACCTCTGGCGTGATACAATCTGGTAATTTTTCTAAGGCTTTGAACTTGTAGAAAAACTTTTCTAAACTGTTAAAATCCTCATCCAACTCTAACGTCAATCTATCAAAATTACGGAGAGGTGGATATGCTGTATCTGAAGCTGTTTTTGCCCATAATCTATCAGCACTCGTGGTCTTGATATACCCTTCAACCTCAAATGTTGGTGGTAGGTAGAAACGTGCGTTAAATCCGTTATACATCCATTCTGGGGTTTTATATGCTGTAAAATCACAGTTTGCAATTACTTTTCCGATTGACTCTGGTATTACAGTTTCGTCCAATGCTAATATACCCATTTTGGGATTACTTGAAAAATCTATAGTATCAGTCACTTCTACGTTATCCATATAAATAGACTCAAGTTTCGTCATATTAGTATAATTTCCATTATTACTAGATCCTGCAAAGCCAAATGAGTTGTTATAAAAATATCCATTATAAAAAGTTTCGCCACAAATAGCTTCATTACTAATATAAACACCATTCATTTTTGATGTTAAATGAACACTTCTGATATTTGTAAATCGTTTTAGCATGAGACATCTAACTCGTTCCATGTTAATATCTATCTGCTCTTGCATTGTTTTAAATCCTATACCATACAATCTCAAGAGCCCAATACCACAATCTATTTTGAAAGTTTCAATGTGCGTTTCTTTATAACTACTTTGTGCTCCTGTACCATTTATTAACAATATAGGAATATTATCAATATCACATAACTTAAGATTTCTTAACAATGGTGTGTTATTATTATTACTGTTAACAGAAGCAGCAACATTTATTGATACAACATCATCGTCTGTAAATAATTTAGGAGAACCACTGATTGATATCGTTTCTGACCGGATAAGAACCATTTTTCTCCCGTTTTTCACATCGTACTGCATATATGCTTCTGGACAGTTCTCAACTGTAAACTCCGACAATATCGCATCTTTATTAACTGATAACAACCCTAACAATGGCATATTTTTCAAAGACAATGATTGTAATTTACTTGATGTTATCTGTAATGTTTTTAAGTTGCACCCAGTTGTAGGAAACAAGACATTCGTAAGTAACGTATCGTTTAGATTAACCTCACTCAACATCACGAACATAGATAAGTCCAATACAGACGATTTTCCTGTGGATGTATCTCCTAATTTTGTACAGCCATTCAGTTTTATCTTTGAAATAAACTTATTATTTTCATTCAAACGAATATCATTCAGTGCTCTTGCGTTCTGACAATCGACCTCAACCAATCGGCTTGCTTCTACAAGGTTTAATGTTGATGGATTTGCGTTTGTTAGTCCATCAATCTTTTTAATCTGCTTTGCGTTGTAAACGATGATTTCTTGGTCCGTTGCTGTCGCAAGAGTTCCGTTAAATCGTGTGGATTTCATCATGCCGTTAGCATCACGACCAACTTTTAATCTCTGTTCTACCCCATTTCTCCAACGTACTGTCAGATACTGTGGAGAATATGTAAGAATATCAAGATTGATGTTTGCGGTAGTGTTCGCACGAATCGTGATAGATTCTTTCGTATCTTCTTCATAACCGTATATGGTGTCAAGATATAACAGTCTTTCTTTTACCCATTTTTTCATATGCTCGCTTCGTCTACCATGCAGCATGAACAGGTAATCGTTTTTGAACTTGATATATTTTGCTTCCATATCCTTGTTATATTGCAGTTCTCCGATTTGTGCTACCTGTCCGTCATACCAGTATTTCAAGATATTGTCTAATCTATATTTAGAAGTTCTAAGCTTCTTATACATTGCAGATAATTCGTCTGCAAACACATTTTCAACCATCGTCCATAATTTAGAACCAGACGTATTATAAACACCCTCTGTAATGTCAATATCACTGTAAAATTTCAAATATCCTGTATTATCCAGACCTAGCTGTGTATCGAGGTCATAGAACTGCGGATACCAGATGTTTCCGTCCCATGTGGTTAACATCATGTTCTTACCTAAGTTGTCAACCATTCCGAATAGATGTACCTGCAAGAAATATTTGAGTAGATATTCTTTGTTGAAATACTGTTCTAACTCGTTTTTGAATGTTGTTTCATCTGCATTTTTTACCCAAGTAACAAGTCTTTTCAATACGTTGTACTTCTCAGTAATCTGTTCGTATGTGCAATCATCTTCGTCTGGATATCTCAATTCAAAGTCTGTACGTAAAGATTCATCTGTATCATTTTTAAAGGCACCTGCTGATGTGTCAGAGTTTGATGATACCTCAAAAGACATACAGTTTTCCTGTCCGGTAACTTCATTATCCAGTCCGAATGATTTATTACATCCTTTATCAAGGTTGAAATTAAACACACCCATATACACTGGTGTTGATGCAGAATCCTTTGCGATATATAACTGGATTGGAAATCCGTTGATTGCTGTACGGACCTTACTATTTGTTTGCTGAGGCGGTACTTTTGTATCGTATAATTCGTCATTGATAAATTTAGCCATTCCAGTATTATTTGCATGAGATGATTCCATATAATCCGCTTTCAGACAGAATGTATCTTCCAAGATCCCATTCTTGAACGGACTATACTTATATTTACTTCCATCTGGATTCTTTAACTTGATTTTGTAATTCTTTACAGCATACTGCAAGGAAGATGTTCCCTGCCATCCAACTTGACAATTCTCCAAGTCAAAAGAAGCTCCATATTCATCTGCATTACCAGAAATATATTTAATTCTAAGCGGTACTTTGTTTTCTTTCGTCATTGCCGAAGTATCTCCGTAGAAATACATCGTAGGCATAGCATTTTCGTAGTTAAGAAGATATTTCGCTTGCTGTTCATCCATATCCGGAATATCAGCCACAAAGTTCTTAACGATTTCTTCGCTATCTAACGCTCTTGCATACACTCTGAAACTATAAATCTCACAGTTTCCGAACACATTTGGAACCCATTTTGAATCAACTGTTTCAAGTTTTGTACCTAAGAATATCTTTGTGTTGTTTTCGAAATTTTCGCTGTCCTGCATTAAGAATGTTTCTGTCAGAACACCGTTGTTATAGATTTTTGCAATCTTATTGTCACGATCAATAACAAATGTGGCTTTTGAGATATTATCTTGTTCTACCGTACTCTTTAACTGAGATGATGCAGAGTTCATATACATATACTCAGTATCTATTGCAAAACCTTTACTATAAGTATCGTTACCTCTCATATCTAATACACACGCATCTTGGTTACCTACATCTCTTGTGTTATATCGGATATCCACAGTCATTCCGTATGGTGCATTATCGGCTAATGCTTCTAAGTCAATCTCTACATAAGCCCGTCCGTTACATTTCAGAGCATTGTTTTCCCAACCATTAGTATTAAAGTTAAAATTATGAAGAGTGGCAACTGTTCCTTTACCAGATTTATCGGTCCATGTTTCTTTACCGATATCTTGATTTGTTCTTCCTGTCGCATCAAACCAACAAAGCAAAGAAGCATCTTTTACTGGTTCCATTGGTGTATAATCTCTTACTTCAACGATCAGATTTCTTTCAATGCTTGCGGTTTTGCTTCCATCTTTTGTTGTTGCAGTTATCTTAAGAGTATGACTTCCTATTTCTAATGTATTCGTTGCCCAAATATTTGTACCTGATGGAACTTCTACTCGCTTTACGACGACATTATCTACAGTATATTCTACTGTAAATTTAGTTTCACCCTTCATTGATACACGATATGGAAATTCTAGCATGTCCTTATATTTTATAGTTTTCGTATTAAAATCGGTAATTAATGTAAGATTGTCGGCATCTTCAATAATTACATTAAAATTCAACGTTTGTGATTTGTAAGAACCAGATTCTGCATGAAAACTTACTTTATGAGCTCCGGCACTCATTGTAGGTAGAGTAATAATGTTATATCCATTTTCGGCATGTAATCTTGTTTCTACACCGTCAATTGTCTGAACAATATAAATTGGATCAATTGAAATTGTATCGATCGTGATTGGTACTTTTATAACATTTACGATATTGAAATCTACACTGTCGTCAAACGTGGATGTGATATCCAGTGTTCCAACTCGTATGCTAAAACTTAACGTATCAGTGAATGTTCCGGCAGAGTCAACAACATACATAGTGATTGTATGATTTCCTTTGCTCAGATCATTTAAAGTTATTCTGTTAACTCCTTGTGCAACTGATTCTGTAACTGTTTCGACAGAGTCAACCATAACATGTAGTGTACCATCGCCAGACGCTGGAGACACAAAACGGTAACGAATATCCACAGGTGAACCATAAGCGTATGATCCGCCTGTAAAACTACTACTTAATATTGCAATATTTACGTTACCTCCACCACCTCCACCAGAACCACCGAACTCTTCACAAGCCATAGCGACCTTTAAAGGTGTCATCATAACTGTATCATCAACACCAGCTCTTGCCTGTTCCTCTGTTGCAATCGGATAATAAGGCATGGTGTTTTTCATTTCATCTTTTAACGTTTTTACTTCGTTTATAAGTTCTTGATAGTCTTTTGGTAAATTTGATATGACTTTCTCTCCCTCAAGATCTATCATTATTTTTATCTGATCTATCAAATCATTCAGATCGGTATTTTGGGTTATCAATGAGGTGTCGACTTCTGTTTCTAACCCTTCTAATACTTCAAGTTTATGTACTGTCGTATTAAATTCTTTTATAACTGTACCGTCTGAACCAGTCTTTTTTAAACATAATACAAATTTTGTGTACCCTTTATTTTTAGATGCATTTCGTCCAACTAACCATGAAAATTCAACGTATTCACTGGTTGTTTTTTTATCTGTAACTACGTAAATATCTTCAGTTCTACCGTTCAAATAATTTACATAAATATTGAATTCACCTAAATCGAGATCACAATAATATCTAGGTAATCGGAATTTTAATCGATTTACTGACTCATCAGATTCTACGCCCAAAATAGAAACTTTTTCTGGAATACTCATCGTTCGTAAATCGTTATTAACAACAATGGTGCTATCATTTATTGTCACTACATCTTCTGTAACTGACGCTTCCAAAGCTTCTTCTAAATTCATAATTACCTCCTTTTCTGGTTTACTCGTATATCATTTGTAACTAATTTATAATCATCTTTTATTCCAACCACATGAACTTTAAAATAATAATCAGTTAATACTTCTTTCGGAATATCGCAATGATTGTTTACTATTGGTACTGGATAATTACTTCCAGTAGTACTTGTAAATACAGCAGCTTTTTTGCATCCAAACCATTCTGATGAAAAATCAAATTCTGCGTTTAGATAACCTTCTGTGCCTGATACCAAATCAGAAAAATCACAATCAGGATTTTTTTGTAATGTTTGTCGGTCAACATTAAATTTCAATGTTCGCATTTTTATCACCTTCGGTTGTTTCAGCGTTAGAAACTATTTTCTTTTCTTCTTCACTAATTAGCATTGTAAGGTATTTAAGACAGTCTGACATAATGATTGTGTTTTGTCCTTTTGTCTCGATCATATTCATTGTGTTGTATAATTTAGCTAATTTTTCTTTCATTGTTATCTCTCCTTATACATTTTCTGCATCTTTAAATTCTGGAAGCGTTTTCAAAAAATCATATGCTTCTTCTATTGTCATATCTGGATCGTAATCAGTTTCGTAAGTCTTACCCCACATGTATGGGCGATTGGAGTTATTTTTCTTTTCGCCATCGCGAACCTCGGAACTTACATATGACAAAACTGCAATTGAATTTTGCTGGTTCACTGTTGTCTGTAAGAATAAAATTCTGTGATAATCTGTTATAATTCCATCTGGTTGTTTTATTTCTTTAAATAATGCCATTTTGATTTCCTCCTAACTAAACGTTATTTTTCCCGACCACGTTACACCAATTGCAGCGTTGTTAGTTACATTTGCATTATTATTAAAATTCATTGAAACTCTAACTGCATTACCATTAATCGCTGCCTCATACGATGCTGGTTTAACATAAGATGATGAAGCAGAACCATGTGTATATTTTCCATTTGATCTACCAATAAAACCGCTTACAGATGATGCAACTACATTGCTTGCATCTATCGGTTTATTAATTGGTATTGTAAAAACTACATACTTACCATTACTTGTGGCAAATCCGGCTCCCTGATAGTACAGCTCTATAGAATCGCCTGCTCGATAATATGGTCGTATTTTTGATGTCTGTGGTGCTTGATAATATAAGTCTTTTTCATCACAATACAACATCCAACGATTATAGTCTGTATCATGTATGCCTCGATTAATTCCTCCTGATTCGATTCCAATTCCGATATGATTAAAACTTTTAGTATTAGTAAATCGAACTACATCCGGCGTCCGTATATCAATGCCTTCATATGACGCATGTTCAACTGTGGGATCAAAACCATGTTGTATATATATCTCTGTTCGTTTGTTGTTTCCATCAACAGAAAGGTCAAACGTAGAACCTGCATCCTTTGATGCGTTAATGCCTATGTAGGCTGAATTATCACTATATCTCGATGCCATACTAATATCTGAATGACTTTCATTTACTGTTGTGTACATATTTGCCTCTACATTAGCACCATCAATCGTTATAGACTTTCCTATACATATATCCTTAGAAAGAATAAATAAACAAGGAGTATCATCATCTATAGCATAAGAGTTTATCGTTCCAACTCCACCACATAATTCAATGGTAGAATCTTTTGAATTTAGCCCCAGTTCAATTTTCTTTTCAGAATACTTTGCCAAAATGGTATCACCATATCGAATATTAACCGAATCTGGATTAATCAACACATTCGATCCTAGCATTTCATCAGTCATATTTCCAACAACTATACCATCTTCTGAACCTTTAAGATAATTTGTTGCTGTTCTGGAAGAAGGCGGTGCAGTTATGTTACCGACAACTTTGACTGTATGGTCTTCTATTGTGATACTAACTCGATCACCTTTTCTAGCCTCAACGTTAAATACTGCCGGAGCGATAACTCCAGAACCATCCATCTTTACCTTTAAGCTTCCATCTTGCTCTACCACGTTTCCGTATAAAAGCGAATTCGTGTTTTGTGTTTTTTTTTCATCATTCGTAGTTTTCACAAAAGCATCTACTAATGACTTTGATAATTCCAAGTTATCACCTCCATAGATCTATTGCGTATACTGCTGTTTCACTGACTTTACATCCTGGTTTGCAATCAAATGACTGAGAAGTTACTTTAGCTTTGATGTTATTTATTCCAGCTCTCGCGTAATTAAGACGTACACAATCACCCACTCTTACAGACGTGTATCCATGCGAATATGTAATTGTATGTTCTACTGAGGATTTTTCTTTTAAGACTTTGTTTGCGTATTCCTGCAATTGTTTCTCCGTTGGATCGCCAATATTAGGATCACTGACACGATACAGAATTTCTCGTCCACGATTAACTGTAGAAGTGATGCTATCCGGGTTATCGTTAACTGCTCTAGCATATTTGTAAGTATTATCTTTTGAATAGATAACTTCGACTACATTTGGAATTCCATAAAGATCGTGTTCATCTTCAATATCTGGATATAATATAGAAGAATTAGAATCATCATAAGTAAAGACTGGCTGTAAAGATGCGGTTTCCTGCTCTGGTGCAAATAGAATTTCGCCCATTTCATTGACATCTAAATGATACTTAGCAATCTCTATCAACGCTTTTGTATAAGCCAGCCATGTTTCATCTGTGTTTGCTGTGAAATCAGCGTGTAGAATTGTGTCGTCCTTAGGTGTAACAACAGGGGCTCTTGCATAATCATCGCAAAGCTTTGCTCCTGTTAACATTATGTTTGCGCCTTTCCTAACTGTATAACCAGTTGGCGGCTGATTATCTTTCATTTCTATTAATGGTGTATATGCATCAATCGGAATTGAACCATATTTTCCATTAAAGCTTATATTAGAAGTTTGTGCGAGAAATGTACCTAATGGTATTTTATAAGTAACTCCATTTTGAATAGCAATCATATAAGCTCTAAAATAACATTCACCGAGACTCTCTGTACTCTTTATAGAAGCACTTCCTAAAGTCTCGGCGTCACCATCCCGTTTAATAGAACATTCTGTTATTTGTTTTAATCTCCGTTTATCCTTCCAACTCTTAGGGTCAACCTCATAGAATTCAAAGGTTTGTGACATAGATTTTCTCCAGTCAATCATCAAACACCATCTCCTTCCACTCTGGTAACATTTAGCGTTATAGGTATCGTCATATCTCGGTGTTTCTGACTAAAAGAAACTGATATGTTTGCCCAATATCCTAATCCAGATGGTTCTCTAACATATACGTCTCCCTGATAAACAGCGAGTCTTCGTAATGCATATATTGTATCCTTATCTGACTTAGGAATTTCTGTAGCCCATGAACCACTTTCTGAAATTTGTGTCCCGTAATAACTTACAGGACTTCTTCGTCCAATGTATTCAACCAACTCGACATCTTTATCATATGATTCTGGAATATCTACGTTATATGGTAATTCCAGCATAGATCCTGTAGTTACTGGTTCGTCTGTAGGACTAGGATCATTGCGATTGAAATCAGACCATTGTTCATTCCACTGAATAAATATAGATGTAGCGCCGATATACACTCCTGGAACATCATAGAAAAATACTTCGCCTGTGGTTGCTTTTTTTCCAACAATCCTATACCTTGCGTAATCAAGAGATGGATGCGGATCGACGACAGTCTTTGATAATTGATTGCTTATATTTTCTGATATCAGAGTAAAGGAACCATCAAACTCTCGACGATAGACCGATAATAATACATCCGATTCAAGGTTTGACTGCTCTGGTGCCTCTGGCTCTTCGCCATCTTCTTCCTGTGTGATTTCTACAGCTTCTTCTTCGCTTGCTTTTAAACAATACGGAGTTATATAAGCTGCCATAGTATCATCGTCAATACTTATTTCAGCATCTAAACTTACACCTGTGTCTTCGATGGTCACTGGAACTTCAATTTCTTCGTCACAGTGCAAACCAGAATCAAGTGTCATGTTAACTACTATTTTATACGTTATATCGTTTTCAAGAGAGATGTCTTCAGGCCCTATATTTAATATGAATGTATTCGGATCATCTAAATCTTGTAAATCATCTATGTATTTGGAATATATCGTTTCTCCTGAATTAACGATTTTATCTTCTCCAGTATTACTTAACGTTTCACATGGGGTCGTTGGAGAAATTGTTATGTAGTAGCCGATAGGTATTTGACCGCCACTTCTATTATTGCAAATAATACAAAACGGTAATTTCTGAATTGATGTAATAGTCTCTGATTCTGGAGTCATAATTATAATATTTAACATTGGTTGATCGTAAACATTAATCGTTCTTTGTATTGACCAGTCACTGTATTCATCAGTAACACCTCTTGTTCGCACTCGCCATTTCAAAGTAGCACCTTCTGAATAAGAAGTGTTTAATTCATAAGAACTCGTTTTGTCTTTATCCTCATCACTACGATTATTGGGAACTGTTATTATTTTTACATCGTCTCCATTTTGAATCTCTATCTGGGCGTATGTCTGACTTGAGCCATCTTCTGTGTTATGAACCCAATATATTGTCACTGGTTCTTCTGTCATCACACTTAACGCTGAAGACCATGTAGTTGGTGGATTAGGTTTTGTACCTATCACCGTCGAAACTATATCGCTCCATTTTTCAGATACACCGCCTGATTCATTCACCGCTTTTACTCTAAAGTACCATCGCTTTGATCTGTCCAAACCATTGATAAATGTATACGTTCCATCAATAGAATCCTTAGATGAAACTTGATCTGGCGTTGTATCAAAATATTTAGGATCAGATGTGTATTCGACAGTATAAGTCTTTGCGTTTATTACGGAATCCCATGTAAGTTTAATAGAATCTGTACTATTTGCAGTACATGTAAGATTTATAACTTGTTCCGGTGGTGCTTCTACCACTGAGGACCAACTAGACCAATCACCTTTAACTCCTTTAGAGTTGATTCCTCGGCATCTGACTGCGTATTTAGAACGTTTAACTATGGTCCATACCACTTCGCAAATATTATTCAATTTCGAATCATATAGATGTTCATAGTCCAAATTAAATGTATCCCAATTTGGATGTGATTCGATCCATTCATCAATGAGTTTATTTCCCGTATAGCGTGGATCGATTTGCATTATATGGAATTCTATTTCATTTGTATTTTCATCGGATACTTCGACCTTCATACTTAATTTATAACCATCTAAACTAACTGTCGGTGCAGATGGTGTTGCTGGTAATTTATATCTTACAACATTGAAACTACTAGATGTCTTTTTAGTGGCAGTCCAGTAATTAGTTGTTACGGTTTTTGTCTTACCCTTCTTTTTTACTCTCTTCTTATAAGTAGTTGAAACTGGTTTAACTTTAACTCTTACTGTTAATGCGTTATTAGGAAATGAATACGTTGACTGCTTTCTAGTCTCAGTACTGCTTGAACCAAGAAACCATACGCCATTCCCTGTTGTATATTCCCACTCTACAGAATATTCTTTTGTATGCTTATGGGTCCATGACCATGTGGCATAGACCGTACTATCAGAATTTTTCTGAAAAGCTATTTTTAAATTTTTTACGCTGGCCATTAGACCCTCCTTTCTATTCTTGCTGCATGTACAAGTGTCTGTATTGCATCTGAGATATTACTTCCGTCATCATATGTGATACCATTAATCGAGTATGTATCTCCAGACATGTTGTTTATAGCATGTTTTAAATCTTTAATTGCATCTATCACTCTAGTATTCAATCCATTTTGAATTTTTCGATTAATGCTCGCTGAGATACCGCCAAAGTTTCCTAATGTAGTATCATTGAACATACCGTTAATTGCCCCAACACCATTCTGTATGTTAGATAGATCAACTACTGGTCTAATCGTCGGATTTGGATCAATACCATTTGTAATCACATCGCCGATCTGATTCATAGCTTTACCCATTCCATCCATAGACTGACGAGCTAAGTTAGAACCTGATCTGTAGACTGTCTTCATGTTATCTGAGAATGAATTTACGAATCCTAAGACTGCGAACTTACCTATCTTGTAAAATTCTTTTGATGGTGAATGTTCATCTAATTCTCTCTTTGCTGCATTTTTAGCTGCGGAAGCCATTGCTGATGCTCTTGCTTCAGCTAGATATGAATTTGAACTAATACCATTTGCAAAACCTGTAGCTAGATAAGCACCAGCATTAACAAAACTACCTTGGTATCCTTTTATTGCAGAAATTGCCGCTTTAGATAACCCGTCAGCCATACTTTTAGCCGTATTGGATAGTGAACTACTTTTAGATTTCATTCCACTAATTAATGAACTAATAGCATTAACTCCTGCGGTTTTCATTTGAGATGACGCGACACTAAATGATTTAACAAACGCCGATACATTAGCATTTCCTAAAGAATTAATAGCTTGAACAAATGATCCAACACCCATCGTATTAACTCCGGTCATGGCATTAACTGCTGTCACTAAATGTTTCAAAGCGGTCGAAGATTTTGCTATCGCATCGACATTAATATTACCGATAGATTTTGAATATGTACTAAGCGCTTTACCCAAACTACTTAGCTTAGAAGTAAAATCTGAAGACGTAATACTATTTAAAAGACCGACTGAAGTCGCTCCAATGTTAATCGATCCTATAACTGTCATCAATGCTTTTATAGCTTTAGATGAATTCACAATTGCTTCACTGTTTATCCCGGTTATAGATGTTGAATATTTTGAAACAGCATTTCCAATAATGGTCAATTTTTCACCTAAATCGTTTGATATATTTAGATTAGAATTAAATAAGGCCCCACTACTATATACTGCTGAAATCACACTTAATAAAGATTTTATGGCTGATGCAGAACTAGCAATTTTATCAAAAGTTGCATTTTGAATAGATGTTGAATATTTAGTTATTGCTAATCCGAGATTTGATAAATTTGTTCCTAATGACGAAAAATCAACACCATTACCTAATATACCAATGATGTTTCCAGTATTAATAGTTGATAAGGCTTGGAGTAGATTTTTAACAGCTAATGATGATGCTTGTATTGTTTCAGTATTAATAGTTCCAACCGAATTAGAATAGTTACTTAACGCATTCCCTAATTGAGATAACCTATCACCAAATGCACTCAAATTAAGACTTACAAACGAATTAAACAATGATCCTGTTCCGTATACACTTTTTACTATTTCAACCAATGATTTTGCAGCTGATAATGAATTAGTAACATTGTCAGAATTAACACCTGATACAGCTTCTGAATATTGTTTTATACCATCTCCAATATTCTTAAATTTTGAACTAAGTGATCCACTATCCACATTTTCAATATTAGTTATATTTTTTAATAAATCTGATATTGCTTTAATTGCTGTTGCTGAAGAAGAAATCTTTTCTGGTTCGATATCTGAGACATTATCTCCATATTTTTTAACAGCTGCCCCTAATAAACCTAATTTAGATGAGAAGTCTCCTAAATCTTTTGATCCACCAAAGACTTGCGATAAACCACCTGTTTTAGGTAAGGATTTCATTAATTCGATTAATGTCTTTGCCGCTTTGGCAGAATTCGTTACATCTTCTGGCGCTATTTCAACTGATTTTTCACTAAATTTCTTCAATGAATCACCGAGTATCTCTAATTGCTCACCAAAATTCTGGAATGATTGTTTTCCACCAGCCCATGATGTTATTGATTGTACAAAACTCGTTCCAGTCAATAATAATACTGACTTCGAGAGTTCTTTAACATTAGCAAATGTTGATCCATCAACCTTTCCGATACCATTTATAAACGGCTCTAAATTTTTCATGAATCCAGAAAGATTTGTGCCTATTGTCGGTAAAGATGATGTTAACCCAGCAGATATTCCGCCAGTTATACCACCTATAAATTTACCGATAGTTGTTCCGATAGTTTCTAATAATGTACCACCTTCTCCGATAAGCCATTTTAATCCAGGTATTTGAGCAAGTCCTCCGAGTAATGCTAATATTCCAGATAATTCAACAAAGGCTGCACCTATACCAGCAAGTCCCACCATAGCGGATGGTAATACAGAAGTAACTTTTGATAATGTTGTCATAAGAACTGTCATTATTCCAACAGCGCTAACGGCTTTCAAAAGACTATCTGAATTCACATTTTTTAATGAATTAATTACACCATCGAAAATAGATTTAAATAAATTATTGAACGCCACTATTAATTCTGGAATATGTTCTGCTACCGAATCAATTATTTTTACAAACAGAGATAATAACGAATCAGCAATCACTGGTCCATACGTTGATAAACTTTTTAAAGTTTCTGCTAAAACCTTCATTAAAGCGATTGCTATTTTAGATGCGGATTCACTAATAACCTGTACAAAACTTACAACTCCTTCTGCTATTTTCGCTATTATTGTAGGTATCAAAGATATAAGTCCAGTTACAATAATTGTTAATGACGCTACTATAGATGTTGCTCCACTTGCTGCGGATAAGGCTAATGCTGTAATTCCTGCCGAAATAGTTGTTAATCCTACACCAATAAGTGTTAACCCAGCACCAATACTCAATACAGAAATGCCAAATAACGTAAACGCCGCTGCTAATGATAAAATGATTGGAATCAATGGGCTTAATATGGTGGACGATGCCCCAATAATTACAAACACAGAAGCAATAGTTACCAAACTTTTCAAGATAGATGTAATATTTATACTTCCAAGTTCTTTAATAACTTTAGTTATCGCAAGTAATGCAACACTAGCAGATATCAATGCTACAGATCCTCCGATAGACCCTTGCATGGTTTTTAACCCAACTGAAAGAATACTTAACGACGCACCTAAAGTTAATAAACCTTTTGCTAAATCATTCCATCTTGATCCTCCAATTGATGTAACAAAAGACGATAGATTTCCTAATGCGGAACAAACTATCAATAATCCAGCACTAACAGCTAACATATTTTTAGGCATTAGATTCATGCCTAATGCGATGCTTCCTAATGCTCCGCCAATACCGATTAATCCTTTTTGGATATTTTCCAAACTCATATCAGAAATATTGTTCATTGCATCAATGATATTATTCATACTTACAGCAAGTAAATTGATCGCTATACCGATTGATATCGCATTCCCAATACTTTTAGTACTATTAGTAAATACACTCATTAAAGTTAATAATCCACCAATAGCAGCTACACCTTTGCCTATATCTTCCCAATTCATATAACTAAATTCTTCAATAGCTTTGGATAATATCAGCATTGCCATAGCGATCAACACTAATCCAGTAGCACTACTTCTTATTTTCCCAGTTAGATCAGTTTTTGAAACAAATAACGATAATTCGGTCATCAATGCTCCGATTCCAACAAGTCCTCTGCTCAATCCATCCCAATCAACTAATGATATATTTTTCAAAGCTCCTGCCAAGATTCCTATGGAGATACTCATTGTTATCATTAAAGAACATGCTTTTACTGTATTAGAAATATTACCTTGTATGTCGGAAATTTTATTCAAAGCTTGTACTAATTCAACAAATAAAACAGTCAATGCTACTAATGAACTTGTTAATGCATCGGCTTTTATTGTAGATAATGTAAAAATAGCTCCTGCCAAAATTCCTATCGCAACTGCTATTTTAATCAGGGTACCCGCTTTTAATTGATCTTGATAAGCTTTAAAACAATCTCGTACGTCATCTAATATTCCAGTGATATTTTCAATAACACCACTACCAGACTCAAAAGAGTTGCTTAGATCCCCGATGGTCTTTTTTAATTTTAATAAGATTGTAGCTAGAATTCCGTTATTCAATACATCCATTAAATCTGAACTGCTAAAAGTTTTAATTAGATTTTGTATAATATCACTTACAGTTTTTATACCGCCTGATACAATATTTGCGATACTTTCAAATACGTTTGAGAAATCTTTTACGTTAAATTGATTTAAAATAGCTTTACTGAATCCCTTTATATCATTTATAAATGATATGAGAATATTAGATAATCCGCCTGTAATGTTTTCGAATAATCCGATTTCTTTTATGTAATTTCTAAATCCAGTTATTCCTTTTCCAAGTTCTGCAGTAACGCCTAAAATACCGCCTTCTATTCCTGTAAAGCTTCCAAGAACTGAAATAATTCCTTTACCAAGTGAGGTAATAGCATTAATACCGATATCAAATAAAGAAAATACCCCTTTAAATGTTTCTTTTAAATTATTCGCTGTGGTATCGCTTATCTTTAAATACGATGTTAGATTTTTTAATCCGATACTAAAAGAATATAATTGTTTAGCAGTAATCGGTGGAAAAATATCTTTGAATGCTTCATGTATAGGTTTTAATATACTTCCGAGACCTTCAAAAGTATTTTTCAATGAATCTATAATTGCTGTACGTCCACCTAAATCTTTCCAATCGGATAAAACTTTATTTCTTGCATCTGCAGAAGTATTAATCATAGTACTTAAAGTATCACTTATTGATGTTAAGAAACTCTTTGCTTCTTCGAAATCTCCTACGATTATTTCCCAACTCTGTGTCCATCCAGACTGAGCAGCTTCTTTTAAAGTGTCAAATAACTGACTAAATGTCTTAACCTTTGTTGCTGCGTCATTTGCGGTCTTACCCATCTTTATAATAGATTTGATCTGTTCTTCACTGTAACCCATTGTTTTAAGCTGTTGCTCGTTCAGATCACCAGTAAATTTACTCAGGGTCTCTGTTAAGATATCAGAAGTTAACCAGCCTTTCTTTAAAGTCTCTCTGAAACTTCCTTCATCTTTAATCATCTTATCAATTGCTACACCATGTACTTTGGCGGTTTCTTTCAATGCATCCTGAAATACCTGACCACCCATACCTGCATTTACAACTGAGTTCCAATCCTGAAGTTTTACTGTGCCTGCAGCAATCGCCTGAGATAACTGATACATCGCTGTGGATGCTTGCTGAGATGTTGAACCAGAAACCGCAGCTAAGTTCGCGATACCTTTAATTGCTGATACAGATGTATTTAGATCAACACCAGCGGCGGTAAACGTACCGATATTTTTTGTCATCTCTGTAAAGTTATAAATAGTCTTATCTGCATAGTGATTCAGTTCATCTAATGCTTTATTTACATCGTCAAGAGTAGTCCCTTTAGATGAAGTGTTTGCTAAAATTGTCTGAACGGCGTTAATCTGTGTTTCATATTCTTGAAAACCAGACATTACTGGTTCAAGTGTTAATGCATCAACAATTTTCTTTCCTGTGTTAATTACTGAATTAGTAATGTTCGCCAGTGCTGTTACACTCATCACTTCTAAATTCGAAAATTTGGCTTGCACTGTTTCGACTGCTGAACCAAGCCCTGACATGTTGACCTTGCTAGCAGATTTTTCTATATTCTCTAACCCCTTCGACGCACCATTAAAATTAAGCTTTTGCTTAAACTTATCGAGAGTTGACATAGTGGTTTGAACATTTTTCTCAAAATCTTTATTATCAAACCGCATCTCAACGACTCGTTCGTCGACGGTCTTACTCAAAGTTCTGTTACCTCCTTCCACGCTGCTTCTGCAATTTCATTGAAAATAGGTTGTAATGCTGGATTTATATAATCACGACCTTCAACCCATCCACCATTTCTTGTTCCATGACCATACTGTAGAATTACAGCGATGCAAATCCCACGATTGACGTTTGAATTGTAAAAAACTATAGACACACCTTTATCACCTTTTTCTATCTCGTAATACCAGGAACTCGCTGTCAATCCTGTGTCTACTGGAGTGGCTTTAGCTAACGCATCTACACCACGCTGACCGTATTTTGCTAACACAGAATCGAACTTTGATACTTCTTTTGCTTTAATGAGATATTTTGTGAGTTTCGAGAAATCTCCTTTTTGTCTAACAGTAAGCATAGTTTATCCTTTCGTATTTAAACGTTTTTTTCGTTCAGCATTTAGTGCGGCATTACGTTGCATTATTTCTCCTCGACTCATTTTCTTAGGTGGCTGATTTTTAATGCTACAAACTTTAATGAGTGTTATGAGTCTATTCAAATGCCATTTTTCAAATTTGACGGGAATATTCAAAGAAATCATCCAATAATAAATAAGCTCCGATGTAACTATTTCACGGCTACTTTTTCCGGTGTCTCGAATGATTGTTGCCGTCATTGGAGCGTTTATATAGTTTACAATTTCTTGTATGTTTTCAGCTGTTAAACACACGTAAACATTTGGATCTACATTTTTCGTAATAGTCATACATTTAATGTAGTCTATAAGTTCTTCTTCTGTTTTGTCTTTTGTATTAATGAATGATTTATTCCATTTTGACTCCCATATTGAAATCGATAAGAGAGAGTGCTCCAGCTGTATTGTAGTTTCCTTTATCGATAGGAATTGTTGATTCCGCTCGTCCCATAAATCATTCATTGCCGGAATTGTTATCTGAAGCATCTCATCCCTCCTGACTATTTATCAAATGGTGCTGGAATAGAACTCTTCGCAGCTTCAACTTTTTTAGGCATAATACCGTTTACAAAATCTGCTGCCTCTTTACTGTCTGTAGCAAGTTTCATAAATAGCTGAGAATATGCTTCTGTCTGAGAAAACTCTTCTCGTAATGTGTCGTTCTTGATAAATCTTTTTCCATCGGGACTCTTAACACCATAAGAACGTAATACCACATCTTTGAATGTCTGAATAATTGTTGGACCATCCTGAGCCTGCACAATACGCTGAATCATTTCAGCCATACCGCCAGTTACTCCAAGTTCCATCTCCATAACTTCGGCTTCATTTAAGTTAAAATAAAAATCTTCAGTTCTTTTTACACCGTTATAATCGTTATATGTGATTGTCTTTTTTACCATTTTTCTAACTCCTTTAACGAACAAAAATAAAAGCCCCTACAACTTTTAAGCAGGGGCTCTTGTCATTATTTCTAAATGTTTATATTATCCTACAGCAGTCATAATCTGAGCTACTTCATCAGGAAGTGGTAATCTTGCCTGGGCTTTCTCTCCATATAAGACATCTTCAAGTGCTTTTAGTTTAGCTGGATCTGTCTTTGTAGAATCGATTGTAATGATAGCTGTTGGTTTTCCGCCTGTTACAGTAACTGGTGTTGTTGTAACCTCCCATGACATTGTAATAGCATCTGGGCTATCATTAATGGACTCGTATCCTTTTTCTGAAGGTGCAGCCATTCCACCATACATAAGATGTAATTTATAGCCGTAAGCGTCTTTCTTAACATCGTTACCTAAAACAGTTCTCCAAGCCAAACCAAACGCGCTACGATCCTGCTGACCGATACTTACACCTTTTAATAATTCTTTCTCCCCCTGACAAACTCCAAACTCTTCTGGATATGTATAAGCCTCAATTGTTGCTCCATATTCTTCTGCAGAAATAAGATCAAGGTATTTAATATCGTCAGCATACAGAGGGTTTGACTCTGCGCCAGATGGGGATTCCGTAATAGCTGTAACACCATTCCATGCTACACCTTTTGGATATGCTCCGCTTTCATCCTGTGGATATAACACGGTCTGTTTAACACCGGTTTCGTAGAGTCGCTTACCTGTATCATCCCAAGTAAGTCTAGTTTCTGACATAATGTTTCCTCCTGTTTAAAAATATAAATTTAATACATCATGATAGAGATTATCTGATTTGTATTGTCGTTCGTAAGTACAATACGGAAGACTTAATAACTTAGATATCAAATCATCATTGGGTAATCTACCGATCACGATTAGTTCATAAGTATTATTCATGGAATATACAGTATCATCAGCATATGTGATTCTTCGGTCTTTCATTGAATAGACTATAGCTGGATATTCCATTTTTGTTGATTCTGGAGGTTGAAAGTATACATGACGACATCCAAGAATCTCTTCTAATTTAGTCTGTAGTTCCTGGCGTGTCGCCATTGTATACACCTCCTGTTGTTAGGATAAACCGTGGATATTGCGGTTCAATTTCTGTAACCTTCCACTTCGTTCCTATAATTTCCACGTATCGAATATTAGAATAATTCTCAGTCATAAACGGATTGGCAAGAATACTAATTGTGTTAGATAAAACTAACTCATCATTAATATTACTGGACATCTGGTATCGTCTACGACTGGTAGTTATATCTCCATAATGTTCTTGTTCAACAATTTCTGGAACATATACACCAGGTTCAACTTCTTTTGTAATTCCATATCCGACTTTACCAAACCATTTTCCCATTTTGAATTTCTCCTATTCTTCAGCTGCTACAGATTGTACTGTTGCAAGTTTCGCTGTTGTTGGTGTAGTATCTGCTGTTACATATGTAAGAGTTACAGTTCCAGAAGCTTCATTCATCGCTACTGGTTTATACTCTTTCTTATTATCAACAATTACAGCACCTTTATAAAAGAGGTCTTTTAACATCTCTGCTGGGACTCCAACTTTACAGTCAGTATCGCTATATGCTTTACCAGTTTTTACATATACGAATGTTCCAACAATATGCTGGTCATTTGCGTCTTCATAAATTCTTTCCATTTATAAACCTCCATCTAGGCTGTTTTCTTTGTCTCGAGTACAATTGCTGAGAATGGTTTAGTTAAAGCTCCTGAGCAACGTGTTTCAATCAGATATTTCTGCTGGTTGTAATCAATGTCGAAATCGTCGAACATGTTAATTGCTCCACCTTTATCAGCACCAACATTATAATCGTTCAGATTAACGATAATTGCCTGTAAAGTATATGTATCGCTGCCTTCTTTTCTTGTCTGGTTATTCATAACAGGAACAGTAACGATCTTAGATACTCTCATCGCTGTTGCGACTTCATTTTCGTTAGAGTAGATACGTTTACCATTAGTGTCTTTTAATAACAGACACTCTGTTAACATTTCTGCTGTCATATAAGCTGTTGGAGAACCAGATCCTCTATAATCTGTCATAGAACGTACTGACTGATCGATGAATTCTGTCGCTAAAGCCGCTTTATCAGAATCATCCCCTTTAACAATTCCTTTGATTGTGTATAACTCTTCGTCTTTCCAAATTGGACGAATATTCTGTTCATTAATTTTGTCGTCGGAAGAAGCTAAACGACCATCTCCAATAAGAATAGCTCTTGCGATTTCTTCGTCTAACATCATTCTCATTTCAGATTTTAACCATGCAATAACATCGAAATCTGTAATATCGATCACATCGTCACGGTCTAATTTCTGCTTCTTGTAGATTGTTGTAGGTGTAGTTGTTCTCTTAAGTAAGCTGAACACTTCTTCTTTCTTCAGTTTACCTTTCATATAACCTCTAGCTCTCGCTTCATCTGCTGTGATATCAGCAAACATAGATTTAATACGACTGAATGGTGTGTGATGAACTCCACTCATTACAGTCTGAACCCAACCCATTTCACGCTTGATGAAATCAGGTGGTGTATTAAGTGATTTAGCTTCTGGGAACAGGTATTCAATATTTTCAATACCGTATTCGTCAGCGTGCTGAAGGAAGCTTTCCTTTAAACTTCCAAATCGCTTCCCATCTTCAATGATCGTCTGCATTTCAGAATGTGAAAGAACATTTTCGCTGTTCTGTTCTTCAGACTGATCAAATACATTATGTCTCATAGTGTTATCTCCTCCTTCGGAATTATTATTTTCTAACGCTTCTCCGATTAATGCATAAACTACCTCTTTCTGTTTTTCATTTAATGTGTTGAAAATATCACCGATAGTTTCGTCATTTTCGTCTGTATTCTTTTCTGGTTTTTCCACTGGTGGTTTAGGATCATCGGAATGCATAATTGATAATTCTTCTCCTGTATAAATCATCGCTTCATCTTCTATAGTTGCTCCATGCTGAATCACAGATTGGATAGATGCACCTGGATTAGCCCCTGCAAGTACAAGACTTACTTCTCGAATATTTCCATGCACGACATTTGACATATTCTGTTTCAACTGATTCGCATAAATAGAAAGAGCCGAGATGTCACCATGCTGAATAAGTCGCTTGGCTGTTTTTCCCGACTCTGTATCATTGAGTGAACAATATGCGTACACTCCATCTTCTCTGTTTTCTAATAATGCATGTCCTAATACTTCATTAGGATCATCATGCTGATGGTTCCAAACCAACGGAACTTTCTGTCCGTCATTTTGTTTGAAAGCATCTCTCATAATTGTACGTCCGTCTGAGCATTTGAGGTTTGCTCTGGTAGCCCATCCGGAAAAATCATACTTCATTTTGATTTTCTCCTCCTTCATCATATTCATATCCGTCATCATACTCAGGCGGATAATTTTGTTCTTCTGTTGGCTGACTTATATTACTGTTAACCAATTCGTCCGCTTTAGGATCGTTCGAAGGTTTCATACCTATAGCCTGCCTAATCTCGTTTGATGTCATAATTTCGTTTCGTGTAAATTTATCAGCAATTTCTGCCATATCATTTACCGGTACTAATCGGAACGGATCTCTAAAGAAACAAATAGACTGTCCTTGTGTACGGGCAGTCTTAGTTAGAAATTTTCTTTTTAATTCGTTTACGATTGCAGAAATTATAGGTTCGATGGTTCGATTGTTATAGTTTAACATTGTCTTTTCATCGGCCGTTCCATCTAAAATACTTTGTGTGATATTCATCTGTGCAAAGAACTGATTTGTCAGATATTCAACTGAAGACATAAGATTGTTCTCCACGCTTCGGTTTAGCTGTGTTATTTTTTCAGTACCATCTATATATGCGATACCGTACTTGCTTCCAGCTAGCTGATCCTCAATTTGCTTACTTCTTTCTTCAGCCTGTTTTTTTCTTGTGTTAGACTTAATTATGTACGGCAACTGAATAATCAAATCTAGTTTACTTGATGCCGTTTTCTCATCTGTCACATCTAATAAACTAAGTTTTCTTTTCAATCGCTGTAATGTAGAATTACTATCGTTAACTACTGTGTAGAACGGATTTTCAATGATTGCTACATCTTCTTTAGATAATAACAAATCTTCTTTTTTACCAGTTCGATCATTGTATAAACGTGCTTTAACTTTATTCGGAAACCACTCTAAAACTTCACCAACTCGCATTGATAAAATATCATATGAATTTGTCATGTTTGGGTTTGTGGTAGTATCTACAGGAACGATCGCTATAACACCTTTATCGAACATTGTTAATACTGCATCCTGTAAAAACGCTCGATGTGTCTGATCAATATTAGCACTTAATGTCAAACATTCATTTAAATTAGAATTCATAATTTCTATAAATCTGTCTTCTTTGTCTAATCGACAATGCTTCACATCTATTGCTGCTACATCCAATGCTATTCGATTAAACACCGATGCGGATATAGATTTTGCATTTCCTCTGGTTAATCGCGGACGATCTGGACGATAAGTACTTCCAGAACTATAATATTCATAGTTATAATCATCTGTCGGATCACGATTATTCTTAAATACATTCCAAGCGTTTATCAGCCTAGAACCAAGTGTTAATTTCATTTTAAATTATCTCCTATCTTGTCGCATATCCTCGTTTTCGCATTTTAGCAGAATTAAATTCAGATGATCTTGATATTAATACCTGGAATGGTAATCCTGAGGTTGATGCTACAATGTTTGATGCAGCTGCAGAATATAATCTTGAATTTCCTGTTGAGCGAAGTCTGTTATAATTACCAGCTCCAAATGGTCCGAATAACAATGTTTTTGCGAAACTTCTACCTGCTCCAGTTGCACTTGCATAATCCTGTCTATTTTGATCTCTGATTTTACTTTCAGATTTTCCTTTTCGTTCAGCTTTATTTAATTTCTTTTGTCCATGGGATTTATATGTGTATGCAGAACCTTTTCGAGTGGCTCTATGCATATCACCTTTCATATCAAGGACGCCATAATGGTATAATTCATTCTGTGTCATTTTAATCTCCTTATTCAAAAGCTTCTTTGTTTCGTTTAAATGCTACGAGTGCATCCATCATCGCTGATACTGCATCAATTTTCGCCTCGTATCGTTTCTTTAACAATTTTCTATTACCGTTCGTATCTTCCATAACAATGCAATTTCCCATAGTAAAACTCATCAATTCTTCATCGAATAGTAGCATTCTATCTTCTGCTAATTTCTTTAATTCCCCTAATGGTACAGATTCTGTTTTAGATCCCTGTATAACTTTCTCTATACAAAACGATCCGTTTTCACGAGACCATCGTTCTACGAATTCTTTTGCATTATACGGATCATAGCCAAAAGCTCGGACATCATACCCACGTTCGATTATATGGTTGTCTAAATCTTCGTAAACAGACATCATATCAAGGATTGTCCCTTCATGTACAATAAGACTTCCTTCTCTCATGAAATCCTCATATTTAGTTCTCATTGCTAACGGTAAACTGGATAATGTTTTTGATGAAATGTAGTTCCTAGTTTTAACACCGAAGGAACCATCTGATAATGGAAATAGAAATGTGAACGCACAAAAGTCATCTCCTTGAGATAAGTCGGCACCAAGAGCACATGGCATTTGCCAATAATCTCTCTTTCGTCGATGTGTAAGAGTTTCTTCATATGTAAAGAAATATGTATAACCCTCCATAGGAATACCGAAACGTTTTGCTAGGATATCGTTTCTGGATGCGGGGTTATTCTCAGCCTTATCAACGTCTAACTGATAAGTTTCATAAGTAACAGTCTTTCCTAGATTTGGATTAGCTTTTAACCACATATCAGGATCGTTTACTTCTTCTATAGAATCTAATTTGTAATACCAGATTGATACATGTGGATTGAAATATTCACCTTTAAGAATATTCATCAACTCCATTTTGATTGTATCGCCGACTCCATTACGAACTGTACCTTCGGAACTCGTGGCTATGATAAGATAATCATCATTCTTAGATGCTCCCTGTTCGATAGCTCCGATCGGATCTTCCCTAACATCACCGGATAACCATTCGTCAACAGTAGCTATTTTACATCTCATACCCTGTAGTTTATCAATACTCATTGGGCGAACTTCTAACAGTGATCCAGTTAGAAAATTTTCAATTCCTTTTTTTGTACTGGTTAGTTTGACTCGATTTGCTTTCGATCCTGTTGTATTCTGTAGTGAACCCTCTGTTAAGAACTTAAATAACGGTCCTCTTGCCCTTGTTATAGAAGTTCTTATCGGCGACATTACTTCATCAGCCTGTTTCATAGTAGGAGCTGTTGTAATCTGATAAGTTGTACTTGTATCGACATTTAAGAAGAAATTCTGTATGCAAGATTCATACATAGACTTTGCAGCGCCTCTTGCTACAATAAGATACTGTTTGTTGATGAGTCGTTTCTTCATGGTCTTTGTTACATAATGACCGCCATGACCATCTGGATCTGGTTCATACACACTTCTATCTATAAAATAATACCAACCAAATACCTGTTCTGCCCAAACCTTAAATGTCAGTAACAAATTAAGGTCTTCTCCATCGGTTAAAGTTAATTCGTTCTCGCAGTATTCTATAAAACCGTTTACTGCTTTATCATCGTAATAGATTCCAGGATCGTCAATCAACCGATCGATGCGATTCATCTCCATCGAAATTTCTTTACATACCGGTATCTCTCCGCGAATGACAGCATCTCGAAATTGTCCATAATAAAAAGGAGTAGCTGTATTACTTAATGACATAGGCTAATCCTTCTTTGTTTTAAAAGATTTTCGCAATTCTTTTGTAAATAAATCTTTTCCTACTTTTATAGTGGAACCAACTAAAATTTCATTGATTGCTTTATTGGCTATTTTAGAAACTTGTTTTCGCCCTTTTGAAATCGTTTTATTTTCTAGATTACTAACTTGTTTGTTAAGATCTAGATAGTCTTTTTCTAATCTAAGTCTATTTACTTTCTGTTTAAGTTCGATATCACTCATAGCTTTTACGGGTTTATCATTCATCCCCTTAGAAATTTTTTTCTTACGGATATTTCTACCATTTGTCAAATCAGAATATCGATTCTCTAACTTAGCAGCTTTTTGTCTACCTCGTTCGTTTAAAGTCCCGTCACGGTTGTGATACCGCCTGACACCCCATTTCATACCTAGGATGCCATGATGATATAATTCATTCTGTGTCATTTTGACCTCCTTCGACTTGTACGTTTAGTCGCCATTCTAGTTCTTTGATTTGTTCTTTATAACATTCCATAACAGCAGTACTTAAAGGAGGATCGAATAATAATTTCACCTTTAAATGCATATAAGTTTTAACTGCGTGAAGATTAGATTCATCTGATACAAAATCAGTCCAAACAGTATTTTCATCGGTGATGCTAAAACCGTTTTTTGGACCAATACCCAACTGATGTAGAATCATGAATACCGAATTAATATGTACGATCAAATCTTGATCAAATACTTTATAATCGGACGATATTCCAATCATTTTTTTAACACTATTTAAAATGCTAAATTCTTCATCCATGTTTTACCTCTTTTCTATTATTCGAATCATCAGTTTTAAGTAGTTTTAAGTATCTACTCATACAATAACCAATTGCTGGTATTCCGTTAATTTTTGTTATTGAACACCAATCTGTTGATTCACTCAGTTCACACTCTAAAACGGTATCAACATCGATAATTGTTAAAATGTTAGAGTCCTTGGAAGGATTTGCTCTAACACATAATTTTTCACAATCACAAACAGTTGCTTTCATCATTTTCACCTCCTTTAATAATCACATAACTGGACTCTCTGGGGATCGAACCCAGGACCTATCGTTTATGAGACGATTTCTCTAACCAACTGAGATAAGAGTCCATAACGAAAAAAAGACCCGGGGCCCGAAGGTCGCCCGAGTTCTAGTTATCTCTTCCATGGACAAGTATCGTTCTTTTGTCGAATTACTGGATCAGATATCAACAACCCACTATCACTATAATGTATTGCTTTATGGGTACGTGCGCTTACGCATATTAAATACTCTGGATTTAGTAATAATTCAGTCCTATTAATAATGTCATCTCTTGTAATCGGGTTCATATGATGTACAATTATATACGAATTCAATTCACGTCCCTCAATACCTAGATCTCTTCCAGCATCTCTAATAATCACGTCATTTCTTATAGAAAGCCATTCGTGATCTTTATAGAATAATTGATTTAAATAACGATCACTTCCAAAAGTTTCTTGTCCAACTTGTCCATCTAATTTCAAATATTCATACCGTTCTTCAAACGTCGGTAATAATATAAGTTCACTATATGTCCTCATCATTCGTCTTCATGTCCTGAATATTTTTTCATACTCTTTATAGCCTCGGCATATAATTCTTCGACATGTTTTGTTGATTCTAGTGATTCTGTTTTTGCCCGCAACAGCTTATTCTCTTCTTCTAACTTTTCCATCTCTCTTTTTTCTCTTGATGATCCGAGTTTTAAGAAATGGGTGATGACTTGAGACGATGCAGTACCTTCTATCATCTGTTTCTCAGCTAACTTATATGCCCTGTTAATCATTCGAGCTTCTTGTACCTCTGGAGATGTTGCTGGCGGTCTTGTTTCGCCTTTTTTAGCCATGCTTCCACCTTCCTTTTTACATGTTTACTATTGTTAATTCGATAGTTTCTGACAACATTTTGGTGCATACATTGGATTTATTAACTTCTTTTTGGACAACAATATAACTCATGGTAGAATTTTTTTAGGATAAAGTATCTTTATGAAAAATGCTTTGACAAAATCTTGTAATTTTATATAATTTACTTTCTTTATAGGTATGTATGCACCAAAATGTTGTCAGAAAAATACCGCCGGAGAATTTTTAAAGAGGGCGGCATAGTATATGCAGATGAGATT